ATCCCAACACTCACATACTGTTTTTGGATGGTGAGGATCCACCCCGTATTCACAATTTGTTTGTGGGCAAGGGCCTTTATTTCAAAAGAGAACTGATATTTGATCACAATCAAATCTTCCCCTTGACTATGGTTTTCCCCAAGAACTCATGCCATCACACAACATAAGCAAAACCAAGCAACAGGCTTTTATAGATCCCAGAGATAGAGCAACTTACATCTATGATACTCAAGATGAATATTATGCAGATTATAGGTCCAGTTTATGGGCCATTACAATGAAAAAAGTAGGGTGGGATTGCCTCAGGCATTATGAAATCCTGGGCAACAATTGTATGCCCTATTTTTTAGATTTGGTAAAATGTCCACTTAGAATATGCACTAGTTTGCCCAAACAACAGTTATTGCATCTGGCATATGTTATAGAAAATTATCCCAAGGACACTGTTCAAGACTGGCAGGATTGTGATATATTTTGTCAGCTGGTGGATGAAATATCCAGCCATTTTGTAGCAAATTGCACCACCACTGCTGTTGCCAAATATGTGATCAACCAACCGCGAGCAATCCAGGATCTGCACACTACCTTTACCATACCTCAGGGCAAGATTCCTCAAACATGGGGTTGATCTACAGCATCCTGGATGAGTTTTTTGACATTCCTGATTGCATGAACAGTAACTTTTTCACTCAGCTGTATACAAAAGAAACCCCACAGTGAACAAGTCACCGCGGGGTTATTATTGCAGCAGGAACCTTGCCATTTCGAATCGGTGGCGATAACAAGGAATCAAACGGTTTGCCAAACCTACTCCCAGTGAGGATTATTGCACCTCTGCGCTTTTTCCTGGTTCCAGAAAGATGATCAGTAAGACTCTAGAGCTTAGTTGCCTCACAGCTGGTAGCTCATATACGGCGATCATCCTACTGCGCTGTCCTGTTACTGCAATCTTCCAGACAAACAGGTGTGAGCCTGTGTGACTGTGAATTTTGAATGTGTATTGACCAATGGGCCCCGCTGATAGGCAGCTAATTACTCCTCCGCCGGCCTACCTGAGGAGGATTGTCAGGCGATTGTCAACTGATTCAGCACACACTCAAAATGAGTAATTATCTGTCAATCTCCAGTTCTGGGATGCCCTTGGAACAAGACATTGTGGCAAAAGCATATCCATAATCCAGATTATACAGTCACATGGGGATATGTCAACCTACATATACAAATTCGTCCCAGCCTTCCTCTGCCTCAGGCTCTTGTAGCTGGGCTTTCATGCTGTTGAGCACAGCCACAGGAATGGTCTTGCCAGCACGGCTGAGCAGCCTGCGCTGATGTTCATCATCATCTGGTGTGCGAAAGAACACAGCCACCCGGCGATAATTTGCAGGGAACGCAGCCAGCTTGTTCTTGCGGGATTTCACCGTAGTATTGGTCTGATCATTTATGATGTTCAACCCTTTGGCCAAGGCATCACGCAAAATTTGATTCATTTCTGATGTAGCACTCTTAATCTCCTTGTGGAAGACCTCTGAATAGGCCCTACCTTGCTCCTGAGCCCTACGTTCAATAATATTGTCTGTACTAACGATTACCGTATTAGTCCAGTCAATAGACTGTTTAGCCAGCCAAGTACTTTTGCCACTTCCTGGCACACCAATGAGCATGGTAAATGTGGGCATGGGATTTACTTGCTCACACATTTGGTGATGTATTGCACATTCACGTTGTTGGCAACATTGCTCTTGTTGATGCCATCCACCACCAGTTGCTCAGTGTAGCAGTTGCTGGTGACACTCTGCAATTCCATGGGCCGGCCCTGCGTAATACCTGCAACCATCACACTTACAATCAAAAAACTGGTCATTCTTGTCTCCTTGTTGTTGTTATACTAGCGCCATCCGCGGCTTTCTGCAATCTCTTCACTAGTATATGCACCACCCATGCGATCAGGATTGGCGCGCCAGCTGTCTTGCTGTGCCTGGTTCTGGTCCAGGGCAGTGGTTTCTTTGACCAGTAGCAGATGTTCACGTATGTTGTTGAGCTCTGTGAGGTTGATGCGCAGGAACGCACAGGTGGACGTGACCACCATGTTGCGCACAGGGTCTCTCACAGGTGCTGCATTGCTGAACTCTGTGAGCATCTGCTGCTTGCCCTGGATGGTGGTGTCCAGGGTGGCGATAACCTCGTCCAAGGTCATATCAGATCTCGTCTACCTGGATGCTACGCACCCCAGCACTGCCAAATTCAGCCATGCCGCCTCGCTCGCTCTCCAGGAGATCGCTGATCTCCACAGCCAGTTCCTGGTTGTTCATGATCTTCAACAGTTCGTCCTCTCCATCAAGAACAAACTCAATGGTCGCTGTAACTCGCTTCATGACTGTTATCACCTCTGTATATTGCATATAGTAACATGAGACTGTATGATGTCAATAAATAAAGTGTGGATCGCGGTGCTACCAACACCCACCCACTCTAAACGCTTATTGGGAGCATTCAGCATGACTAACAATCTACAACCTATTCCTGCATATGTCTACAAGATTACTTGTCTACCCACAGGGGAATATTACTTTGGATTTAGAGCAGCACATATATTACTGGGTAGACGGCCCATCCAAGACCTATGGGTCAAATATTTCACAAGTTCAAAAATTATCAAACAACTGCTACAAAAATACACTCCGGATAATTTTGATGCTGTCATAATTGCAGAATATCTAGATCCTGATGAGGCTTATTGGGCTGAACAAGATATAATATCCGCCCATTTGGGGGAATATAACTGCCTTAATAAGTGGTATAGACGCCAAGGTGATAATGCAAAGGTCTTCCACAATTTAGGACAGAAATATACAAGGTCGGACAAGGCTATGGCCAACTACAAGGCAGCAGGTTTAAAAAAGAGAGGCAGAAAGATGCCTCCCAAATCCGATGAATATAGGAAAAATGCCAGTATACGTCAAACAGGCAAACGGCATAAACCGGAAACAATTGAACACTTGCGTCAAATAAAAACCGGTCTACCTAAATCACCAGAATCTATAGAGAAACATGCAGCTAAACTCAGAGGAAGACCTCAATCGTCAGATCATGTGAACAATAGGATTGAGTCCATGAAACGGACATTAAATGATCCTACGAGACTCTGGCTCACATGCTCTGCATGTGGATACCAGACACAAAATAAAACCACACATACAAGATACCATGGTATCAATTGCACACCCAAATTACCCAAACGCAAATATACCAAACGCAAGTCCCATATAGTGTGATATAGTGAGCTAGGACCAAATCCTAGCTCACTATATCTTGATTACTTGCAGAGGCTGCGGAGTGCAGTCTTGGCCCAGGTAGTGTGCATGGCCTTCTTGAGGTCACATGCCTTGAGCACGGCGCGCAGGGTCACTTCCCTGAGCTTGTTCAAATTGGCCATCAGGAAATTCATAACCTCATCAACCTCGTTCTTGGTGAAGTTATAGTCAGCCAGCATGTTGGTGGTTTCCACCACATTGCGCATGTGGATCACACGCTCACGCAACGTGTTCATGCTGATCCGGATATAGTGGCAACGGCTCATGATGGCCTGCAGGTGGTTGATAATGCGGGCGCTCTTGCAGTTCTCAAAGTCAATATTGGTGAGGAAGATGATGCCGCCCTTGAATTCAAAAGAGCTGGGAACACCTTCCTTTTCCAGAATGTGGCTGTTGGTGCCCCAATGAATGCGACGCACCTTCTTGGTGTCCAAAGCGGCCTTCAAAATATTCAAGGCATCTTCATCATACAGCACACCATCACAATCATCCAGCACCAGCACACTGCCTTCCTCGCTATACTTGTAGAGGGTCATATACAGCGTAATAGCACTCAAATTGCCCTTGAACACATCATACTGAGGCAGGCGGCTCATGAGCTTGGCCTGCACACCCAGGGTGTCATCCAGAGTGGATTCCACAGTGTGGCTTTTGCCCACGCCAGCGGGTCCGCTGACAACCAGGCCTTTCACCACACCGTTGGCCACGGCGCTGGTCATCTCGCTGAGGATGTCAAAAGTTTCCTTGAGGTCCGCAGCAATCTCATCGTCAGTGCGGCCCTGATCCTCGTCCTCATCAGCCTTGACAGCAGCGGCGCCAGTCTTGGCGTCCAGCATCTCATAGTCAGTAGGCTTGGTGAGGTAGATGCGGTTCTTGCCGTTGCGGATGCCATCAATGTTGACGTCCTTGCCGTCCACGGTGATGAACATGCCGATCTCGTTGCGCTGCAGGTGTCCCAGCAGGCGGAACACAGTGTCCCGAATTTCAACGCCAGCCTTGGTAGCGCCAGTGTGGACGCGAACAAAAGCGTTATTGAGTTCCATGTGCATGTGTTCCTTGCTCTCTATGTGGCCAATATAGCAGCGTTTGGGCGGGTTGTCTACCAAAAAAGGTGTGTCTAGTCCACCTTTTTTCGTGCCCTGGTTGCTGTTTGGCCCCTTATCTGCCGTTGTATGGGCTGATTATAGCATCTACCGCCTCTGGGTCAAGCGTTTTCTAGATATAAAAATTGTGCATTTTTGCTCATTTGCGCAAGATTATTAGGTGATTTTTTGGTTGACTCAGGCTGTGATCATGCTATTATGGGGTCATAGAGAGCAAGGAGCACAACACATGTTGACCTGGGATCAAGCTGCTGACCGTGCTGCTGCCATGCGCAAGGAAGATCGTCCCCGTGTGTATAACACTGTGGTGCAGAGCAAGGGCGATCATATCCTGGCCTTTGTGGCTGATGACATGCTGTATGTGCCCAATGAGGCTGCAGATGAATATCTGCGCGATTGTTTCAAGAGCCATGCACACATGGTGCAGGTGTTTGAACAGATCCGTGATCTGTGCAAGACCCGCAAGATGAATCTGCAGAGGCAAGAGCGGATGTGGCGGGAAATGGGCGCTGCGGTGCTGATGTTCCAGGCCCAGGGCTGAGGATCCTCACAACAAGGGCGGGTCCTGCAGATATAATGAGATCAATGGGTTAGCTTTCAAAAGATATCAACAGGTTAGCAAGAACCAGCCCATTCTCGTGGGGCTCGTTGGTGAAATGTGTGTGCGGATACTGCTCACAGGCTGAGATTTTTTTCACCATTGGGCGATTTTTTGGTTGACACTCAAGAGCCAACGTGCTATAATGCCCACATAGAGCAAGGAGCACACCATGAAAGAGATTCGAGATGCACTGGTGGGGATGGATGTCGCAATCGGCCGCAACAAGCAGGGCCAGATCGTGGTTCGCCGTGGCTTCTTCTACCGCCATGGCATGGACAGCACCAAGTTGGCTGCCGACGTGACGCAGGCTCTCGAGGCTGCTGGCGTCAGCTACCTGGTCCTGGACCAGGGTGAGAAATATGCTGGGTGCTGGGGCCAGACCGTTGCCCAGGGCAGCCACTGGTGGGTGATTTTGGGGTAAGAAAGTGGTTGACATTTGGTCAGCCTGTGCTATATTGATCAGGTAAGCAACGGAAACCAGTGATGCAAGACCGTTTCGATGCTATCCGCAGCAAGACCGCCCAGGTGCTGGCCAAGGCTGAAGCCCTGTATGGCGTGAAAATTGAGCCGCAAATTTTGTTCAATCTCACGGGCCGCACTGCTGGTTGGGCATCTTGCCGCTTCTGCATGTTCACCCGCAAAGCCCAGGACTTCAAGCTGAGGTTCAACCGTGAAATCATCCAGGGCAAGCATTTCCAGGACATGATGGACAACACTGTGCCGCATGAAGTGGCACACCTGGTTACCTATGCCCGTCCTGATCTGGGCCGCAAGCATGATGCAGGCTGGCGCCGCATCTGCACTGCGCTGGGTGGCAATGGCAACACCCGCCATGATTATGAAACCACCCCCAAGGGCGGTGGCATCACCTACCGCGCCACCTGTGGCACTGAGGTCACGGTGAGCAAGCTGATCCACACCAAGATCCAGGCTGGTCAGGGCCGTGTGCTCAAGAAGACTCGTGGGCGTGTAAATCGTTTTTGCGCCTGGGCTCCCCAGGGTCAGCCCTTGCCTGAGGTGCCGCAGATGCGCAAGATCGGCGAGATGGTGATTCCTGGCAACAAGATGCCTGTGCCTCCTGTGGCTCCTGCTCCTGCTGCTGTTGAGCGCAAGGTGGTGGTGGCTCCTGTGATTCCTGCCCGCAAGGAAGTGCGCATCACCAAGGACGGCGAGCTCACCTGGGCCGAGAAGGTGCGCCGTCTGATCCGTGCACACAAGGATCTGGGCCATGATATCAACAAGGTGATTGAACTGGCCATCCTGGACCTGGGCATGACCCGTGAGCGTGCCCGTAGCTGCGTGAAGGCACACTGGAACAAGGTTTAACAATTGACATTGCACAGAGTGCATTGCACAGAGTGCATGTAATAGTAACATATACAATCAAGGAATTTTACCATGGACCCTGAGGAACAGGACCCCAACCCCTTTGAAAACAGGCGAGTGTTGTTTATACGCATCTCTGATGATCAGGATATCATGAATTTTCTAGCACAATGGGCCGCAATGTTCATGAACAATCAGCCAGACGAGGAGGAAGATGATCCTGATCTTTCTGACGTCTGCTCTGAGCAAGTTGCAGAGGAAATGCTCAAGCTGGAGACTGTTGATGAGGATGTGCAAGATCACAGCTATCCTGAAATGGAGTCTCTGATCCTGGCAGCATATAGGAAGCACAACAATGCAGGTTGATCATTTGCTGGAAGAGCTGATGTTTGATGAACTAGGCAAGGTCAACAACAACCTTATGCCCTTGCTCAAACAGGTATTTGAATTGGGTCAGCGCACTCCAGTCAACGCCGAGGAAGTTCAGCTCTATACGCCTGACCAGCAACGTGTGGCAGATTTCCTGGTGCGGCGCATGGATGACGGGATTGGGGCTGGCATGGATCCCATTGGATTTATGATTGCCAGTTATGAATACATGGGCAATATGCTCAAGAATGTGCAAAACAGTGATGCCCAAAAGCTGTGGCTCTATTGTGTGAAGTTTGTGCAGGATCAACGCATTCATTGTGCAGAAGACGTTTATCAGTCAGATCGTGTGATTGAGAACGCCTATGAATTTGTTGAAGGTGTTTGTGATATTGTGGGTTATCAGGATATAGATAACCGCTAACATTGATCCAACTAGAGGCAACCATGAGCGAACGGTTCAAAAACATTCTCACTCTAGCTCTCCGTCCTGAAACAGGCACAGGAGAGGCAGAGGCTGCCTTGCATGCTGCTAGGCGCATGGTTGCCAAAGAGGGCCTGGAGGGTCTTATGCCACAGGGCCGCACCCAGATCCAGGAACGTGTTGTCTACAAGGACAAGATAGTTTACAAGGATCGTGTGGTTTACAGAGACAGCAATCCTGCGCCCCGCAAAACATATGATCAACCCTTGTATCGTGGCACAGCCCGTGTGCAGCCACATCTATTAGCAGAGTTTCTGACAATAGCATTTGATTATGCCAAAAACAGGAATATTGCAGTTGTGATTGGCAATATCACCCAAGACCCACAATCCAGTCCTGCACGACTGTTGATTGTTTGGGAAGCCTATGGCGCCGCTGTGGACCTGTTGAGCTGGTATGAAATTGTGGAATCACGCATGAAGAAACTGGCTGTCAAGCCGCAGGAACCTCAGGTATCTCCGCGCAAGGCTGCAGAGCACAGGCAAGCCAACAAAAAGCGTGGTTTTTGGGCAAGGCTTTTTGGAAAATGAAATACTATCAAGAACTACCCAGATCCACTAAATTTTTGTTGGTATGGTGTGCAGCAACTGTGTTGAGCCTGCCACCTATTTTAGTCTCAGGTAGCCCAATTTTACTAGTATTGATTTGGCCCCCTCTTGTGGGTGGCGCACCTTTGGTTGCCCTGGTAATAAACAACAAATGTTGGATGTTGAAGATTATTTGCTGGTTCAAAAAAGATCACCACGTGATCAATGATATGCAAAAGGACTGCTACTACACCATTGCCAGTGCCAATGCACAAGGCATCTGGACTGCACCAGTGTATTGGTTCAATGAGGTGGGACATCTGATATTGCATCCCAATGGTGTTGTGGATCCCCTATGTCCCAGCAGTTATGTTTATTTTTGGGAATTTGTGGATCAGGAAAAAAGGCCATCATGCATCTGCAATGGCCAGAATTTCGTTCAATGGCAGATTACCTGAAAATGGATGACGACAAGTTCTGGGATGAGCATATCCGGGCAATTGATTCTCTTACCTAAATTGTGTATATTTTTGGCATGAGCCAAATTTTTGAAAACCCACAGGAATTCTATCTACACCTACAAAGCAAAGTCAGCAATTGCGATGAGTTGAGTGATGATGTGAAAAAAAATCTGCTGCTGGCCAGTGTGCATGTGATTGAATATCTCCTGCAAAGCCAGAGTGTTCTCAGCGAGAAGATATACAACCTTGTAGACTGCCTCAACAACAATCATGAAACCTGGGGCCACAAATTGGCTGAGGTTTATACCATCCTGGAAGCCGCTGATGTCACTCCAGAGCAGATGAATAAAATTTTGTTAGATGAGATCTGCCACAACAAAGAGAATGATCATGGAGATATTTAAAAACACTTTGTGGTTTACCCAACATAGGGTTTTGATTGTTTTGAAACCTCATGTCATGGGACAAAACATCTACTATAGCAATGCTATTAATTGGGAGGCAAGAAAGAAAATAGCACTGAGTGATTTGTGTGTGGTGCAAATAAAAAATGAGCCTTTGCATTTTTATGTTTGCAAAAACAGGATGTATCAACTATCTGATAACATCTCTATGCTGGATCAGATATTTGAATCCTATTCAATTGAAGGCCTTCCAGCTCTAGCTGATCAAAAACTAATAGTGTCAGAATCTGATTATACGTGGTTGAGAATGATGGTGTGAACATACAGTCTCACAAAACTTGTTTGTGGTTTCCTGATCAAAAAATTTTCATGGATTTTGACAATACAACCAGGACAATAGGTACCATTGATTATTGTCTGCTTAATCTCAAATCTGCTCTAATCGAGAAGGCCAGGCTGGGGTTTCACACACATCTGGGATCTCCATATACACTGAGTGTTATCAAGATGCACACATGCAATTTGCAGGAATACAAATCCTTGTTGGATGAGATACTAACTGATTATCAGTTTGTGGAGGATGGTTGGAAGGGTGGCATAGAACTTGACCCAGGAGAGTGGGTGTGGTTGCAAATGATGACGCAGTAGTTTACAATTCTGCGTCATTCATGCCAGCAATCCTGAGTCTTGTGATATTGCCCAAGCTGAATCCCTTGGCATCCAGGCCTTTCATGATGCCCAGATATTTGTTGCGAACCAGAGCAACCTCATTGATAAGGTTGTTCATGTCCACAATATCCGATTCACCATCAATGTATTTTTCAATACTGCGATCAGAAAGCTCTCTGTTGTAGCGTTCCAGATAACGACGATAGTGGTCGCTTCTCATTTTGTCATATTTGACATTGAGGAACTTGAGAACACTTTCAATTTCCTGCAATTGATTGAATCTATGGCTGACGATCCCAGGCAAGTCTTGAGAGTTTTTCTCAAGACTTCCACGGATTTTTGTTTCTGTTTGAGCGTCTGCAAGTTGTTTGTTGAAGAATTCCACCATGTCAGGTAGCAAACTCATGTCGTCTCTACATCTGTTATACCACTGCATGTGGATTGCTCCAATTATTCTTCGTCGTCAATTTCTTCGCCAAAAACTTCTGCAAGAGCAGTGTCCAGATTGTCATCTACTCCATTGAGATCTTCCATGTGTTCAATGTCAACGTCATTGTTCACAAACACTTCCAAAAAGCTCAAGGCCAGTTCTTCACGTTTGTTGGCTGGCACATATTCCTTGATGGTTTCCCACAAGTCAGCAACTGTTTTTGCATCAATTTCCATGATGATTTCCTTGGTTGAAAAGTTGATCCTATTTACTCACAACTTTTGTGAGCAAAGGAATATTGTATATTAGATGGAGTTTTGTGTTATATCAAGACTAAATGAATTACTTCCTTCACTTTGGTGAAGGAAGTTTCTTTTGCACAAACCAACAGTGCTTTTTTACAACTGGGTCATATTTGCGAAAACGTAATTTATTCCCACTCTTGGTGCCCTTGGTGGGCACAGTGGTGAGATACTTGGTGGGGGTGTCATGTTCGTCATTTATCAGCATGACAGTTTGACTGGATGGTTTGGCCATGGGTGATCCTCTGGGTTTATCTTAAGACATATTTAAACTAGGATTGGATGAAGGTTCCGCAACTTGCGGCTACATCTGTGCCCACACGACTGACGATCTTGCAGGGCATATACTCACCAATCACTGTGGCAATGGTGTCCAGATTGTTGCTTTCCCTACCCTGTTCACTGCTGAAGGGATTGTATCGCACAATATTGAACTCGCCTCTGATGGTTCGATTTTGGATAGCCTCACACATGCGTCTCACCTGTGCAATGTCATCATTTTCTCCCTGGATAAACGCTCCATGGAACTTGATGATTTTTTTGCTCACATACTGATATTCATACAGCTGATCCAGTGCATGATCAACATTCATAGCAGCAGGCAACCATTTTTCTCTAAACTGAGCATCTACAGTGTAGATGCTATAGTAGAGTGTGGGAGTTATGATGGGAAACATTTCCACCAGTCTCTTGCGCATGGTCATGGGCATGATGGTGCTGATGTTGAACTTGGGCAACAGATCATGCTCTCTGCACATCTGTCCCAATCTCAGCAATAGCTCAGTGCTGGTTTCTGTGAGAGTGGGATTGCTCAAGGGCTCTCCGCGTGCCATCCAGTTGAGATGTGCCACCACTGCTGGTGTATCTCTATGATAATGACTCAGCACTGTCTCCAACTGAGCAACGAAATCTTGCTGGTCGCAATTGGTGAATTGTGTTTGGCGGGTGGCTGTAAGATGACACATCCTACAGCCACGATTGCACCCAGTTTGGCTGCTGAGGTAGGCAATAAAATACCTATCCTCACGCCTCACATATCTGCTCTCAATAAATCCTGTCAATTGCTGCTCAACAAAATTGACGCTGGCATCCAATTGACTGCGCAACATACGCATGTGATCACTCATCAGTTACTGTTACCTCAACTGGTGTATCATGAAACCGTTGATGGAATTCATCCATTATCCTATCTAGACATCCATCCTCATTGCGATTCCAAGCTTTTTCAAATTGTTTGATTTGAGAACCATCCACACAAGTGTAGCACCATTTGTTGCCTTCTTTAGTGAGCAATCCTTTTTGCACAAACAGATCATGTAACCCGCTGTAGGGATCCATGCCACGATCATATGGAATTTTGACTTCAACTGTCTCAAAAGGTTTGTTGTAACGTGTTTTAATCACACGGCATTGTGCTCTAATTCCACGTACTTCACTGATCTTGTTGCCCTCTTCGTCTTCCTTGAGCTTGAGCTTGCGTGTGGCAATCACAATACTTGAAGCGTAGATTTGTCCTTGGCCTCCATTGATGATAGGATCAGGGTTAAACATGTCTTGACTGGCATAACTATGATTTGTGCAAACCATTCCCACATCATATTCACCAAACATGTTAACGCAGTTTCTGACCAATGCTGCAAGTGCCCGTGGTTTTCTACCCATGTCTCCCTTGAGATCACCACTTTCAAATTGATTGACATCGGTGGGTGTTAGCAACATACCCAAGCTGTCTATCACAAACAATACTCTAGGACGTTCATCTTCAGGTAATATCCCATAACGAGCTTTGTAATCCTTCATAAAGTCACTGATAAGTTTGGCTACGTCGTCAACCATGGCCATGTTAGCCTTGAGCAGCTTTTCCTCACTAGTATCAACGTCCAACGCTTTGAGCCAACTTTCATCAAGTGCATTCTCAGTGTCAATCAACACCACAAACACATCTTTCTTTTGGGCATTTGAGATAATGTTGCCTGATGCAAGAAAGGATTTTCCAGAGTTGTGACTGCTGATTCCATCGCCCCAATAACGATGATTTTCATGACCAATCTCAAAGTCATAACAATCTTCAGTTGTTTGATCAATAATCTCTATCACTCTACCATACGGAGCGTGTGGGTCTAGAGTCAAAATTTGATCCCCCTGATCCAATTCGCTCGCAAGCTTCCAGATGGGTTCACCATCTTGAAGAGCTTGCACAAGATGGCTTGCTGCACAACGAGTGACTGCCCCATTGTCAAGCCTGACTTCAACTATAGGAAGGGGGCCTTTATCAAACCAATTTGTTACTGGTTGATATCCATCAGGAGTGTCCAGCTCAATATCATATTCTCCTGAGAACCATAATTCTCTTAGTTCTCCAACAGTGATTTCTTTTTCTTCAATCTGTTCTGTCATTTAATCTTTCTTTCCTGTGTTGATTTATACATTCTACTGCGTATGCAACTGTATCGGCAGGGTTGTCTCTGAATTCACTTTCCCAAATTATGTAGACGTGAGATACGTCCTTATGTGAGTTTATAGCATGTATCCGTCTTTTGTCATCAAGCCAAACCAAACTAACTGACTTATCATATATTTTATCTGATGCCTTATATTTGCAAGGGTTGGCATGCCAATAATCACCTAAAAACTCTATTACTACACTACTACTCGCATCAAAAAAATCCACACAAAATCTACTTAACTGGCGTTCATAATTGAGTGATTTATAATATAATCCAGATTCGCCTATGCGATCCTTGATCATATCAAACATCTTCTGGCTTATCAGACTATGATTTTTCCTTTTAGAGAAGTAGGCTATACTCATAGATGTTGCTTGTTCTTCATCATATCCTCTTGCCATAATACCATCTATGGTGTGGCTGCGCTTCAAATTTATGAGTGCCTTCTCTTCAGAACTTTTGTTTGCTAAAGTTTTTAGCCATTGTGCGATACTTTCTGGTGTTTTATTATGGGATTGCACTCTACGCACCTCGGTTTCTGCCTGGGTTTGTGTATAACCTCTCTTCAACCAATAAGCCAAGCTTCTTACAGAATATTCGCTCGTCCCAGTGAGCAACTCAAGTGCACGTTGGTTTCTACCCTTTTGAACAAGACGCACTTGATGTTCAGCCCCTTGAAGGCTTAGCCCCTTATCAGTCCAATAGCCTAGTGTGTTTGTGAAGTGAGCTGTCTTCTTTCCGCATGCTGTATCATATAACTCTTTCCCCAAACGTGCACCATATCTGAGCACATATGAATAGAGACTTGTTTGCCCGGCTGATTTAATTCTTTTATATCTCCCCACATAGTTTGTGAGATTTTGTATAATGAACCAGGATGCTGTATATCGCAAATAATGGTGTTTGTTACGATCAACATATTTTAGCAGTGCACAGATTCTGTCTTGTTGTAGACATGTTAACTTGTCCCAGGTGATGTTTCTCTCCTGGAGTAATTCTAGTGAGTTAACATACCCCTCTTCGTAGCTGCTTGCTTTTCTCTTTTTACTTGACAGAAACATCCCCCTATTATGGTGGATGCATTCGCCAATCTTATCACCATAGATATATACAAGGCTGCTTTTTAGTTTTACATCCACATTGCTAGTAGATAGCTCTTGATATCTGATCCATGATTTATAAATTGAGTTAGGCTGGTTTTTGATTACAGTTATCAACTGATCGACTTTACCAGCACTCATAGGGTATGACTCTGTTGCTATTTGTTCAATCTCTTCTATTTGTTGACTATTGAACATTGATTGATTGATTCCTGCTTCTTTGAAGTATTTTCTATCAAAAATTGATCGCATACCATATCTCTCTTTTTCAAAAGTATTTATGTTATGCGATCAATCTGGATAAAAAATTATCTCTTTTTTATCCTAGCCCGCACCTTGGCGATAGATGGTAAACAGCCACTTTCTCCAGCCAAAACAGCAACTTTGCCCAAGGGGATGCCGCCATCTCTGAACCTGCCGCTAATGGCATAATTGAGTGCATAGTTGCCTGTGCTGATCCACACCTTGGGATCTCTAAAGCCCACGCTCAAGCCAGGAATATTTTTGGTAATATCTTTTCTAAATTTGGTTAAATCTAATGTTTTGACTGTCATGGCTGTCCTTGTTATTGATCATATGTATATATAGACAGAAAGGGAGGGCCCGTCAAGAGCCCTCCCAGGATAATTTTAGTTATCCCTTGGCCTGGTTGCGCTTGCGAATTGCAGCCAGGATGTCTTCTGGACTGGTAAGCTTCTTGGGAGCTTCCTCAGAAGCTGCTGGGGTGGCAGCAGCCTTGGTGTCCACATCAAATGGCACATCATCGGTGGTGGTTGCCACAGGTGCTGTGATTTTTACATTGCGGGGCACTTGTACACTGGTTTTCACAGTGTCCATGACCTGGTCATTTGTTTCATCAGTTTTAAGACCATAGGGCCTGTAGTATTGCGAATACTTGGTAGGATCATATGGTTTTTCATCCACGCTGTCATGGAACATGTCAATGATTGCTTGTAGATGATCTTCATCTGGTTTCTTGGGTAGATAGTTGCTGAGGTGGAACAACCCAAACTTGTCAATGGCCTGAAGTTCTTCCGTGCTGAGAGCACGTTCCCTACGAGCCCATGAGCTGCTGCCATAATCAGCATACTGCCCCTTGGTGCCCTTGACCAGACGGAAATCCAAACCATCTTCATAACCCACTGGGCTGTTTTCCACTTCCTGATCCATGAACACAGTCTTGATGCGATCAAACACGCTGGGATTGATCACAAAACGGCGGATGGGGTTTTCAGGAACATTTGCAGCATCTTCTGGGTTGGGGTTCTGAACAACAAATCCCTGGAACAAAAAGCTCTTTTTACGCCAATACTTGCGAGCAAGATCTTCCATGTCCTTGCCACCTTTCCACCAGGGGCGGATTTCGGCATTGACGGGGCAACTGCCTGGTTTCCACATGTCCATGCAAGGAACTTGCACGTCTGTGGGACGGCTGCTGCTGTCACCTTTGATACCTGAGAATGGGAGTTTGATAATCAGTCGTTCTACCCAGAAGAAGTCATTGCTGGAATCTCCGTCTGGTAGGAAACGCAGTGTGGCTGTGGAACCATCTGGATTGGCCCAAAACGGATAATTTGCATTATCTCCACCACCTGTGCGGGGCTTGTCTTTTTGTGCTTGTTGTGCGAGTAGCTTTTCTCTAATCTGTGCTAAATTAAGTGCCATGACATACTGTCCTTTCTATTGTGCCTATAAGGTTACGATACTATTGCACAAACATTGCTGCTTTGCATCAGTAACATTAATATGTTAGACAAAATTTCAAGAATAATCAATAGTGCAATCAATATTTTTGATTGCACCCACGCATTTTTCCACCCTCAATCCTGGCACATGGATCCATGTGCCAGGATATACACGACACTGGCCAATATCACATTTTGAGTTTTTTGAGTTTTTCCAGTGTTTTGGTAATCTGATCCAATGCTGCCTGAGGATCCTTCTCAAAAGTGTTGGTGAGACCCATCACATCATCTTTGACATCCTGATACACTTGACGAGGATCTTCCTTGCCATGCTCCTCTTGGTTAACTGCAATAGTCTTTTCCAGCTCACTGGGTTGTTGTTCAAATATTTTGCTTACGTCAAATTGCCCAAACCACTCGTTGAGCTCTCTTGCTTCAGGAAAGGCCTGATCGTCCTGATCCATTTGATCCATATTGTGTTCCTCGGGTTCTAGGTAGTCCATGTGATCCATGGCAGTGGGCTGATGTTCATGTGGCAGATAACTGTGCAGCATGGAGACAGCCTTGTCCATGCCTTGTGGCCATGTGATATCTATGCTCACAGGCACTTGTTGCCAGGTGGGGTGCATCTGTTTGGCCTGGTCCACAGCTTGTGCATAACTGTTGGGTTGACTGATCTTGTGGAGTATGTGTTTGATGTCTCTTTGCAGATTGTGAATGGCATCCAAGCAGTTGGGTTGATTGTTCACAGCCCATCTCTTGAGCTTGCGAACCTGCATGGTGAGATCCAGGATATCCTGAAGTATGTTGCCAGTTTCATCCCAAGGGGCGCCTTGTTGGTCCAAGTGTTGCGCCATGGCCTTGGCTCCCAGGATGTGACGGTAGGGGAACTTGTATCTGCTGCCATCTGCACCATGGATGAAGATGTCAGCAATGCGTGTCCAGCGGCGAGGGTTCTCACTGTCTTCCAGACGTTGGTTGTGTCGGATCACCACTTCTGTGACACCTGTTTTCCATCTGCTGGTTCTTGTGCTGCCTGTCCAGGCACTTTCTGTTACTTCTGTTTTGTTCATGTTTTTGAAATTCTTGGGTTCGAGATTTTTACCATATGGCATGAGATTGAAACTGTGATCAAAGCTGTTGTGCTGACGCAAGGTGTTGCGAATTTCTTCCACATCTCGCAAGGGGGTTGTAGCACTTGTGTGAAAAGTCACACTGGGTTTTTGACTGCTGCCTTTGGTGTAGCCCAACTGCACCATCATGTTGAGGTCTGTGCAAAACAATCTGTTGGCTTGTGAAGGGTCAAAAACTCTCTTGCCAGAGGGATCATACATGATCACTTTGTGATTCTTACCACTGAGAATGGTGAAAATCAGTTGCGCCATGGCAGCATTTTCTGGATCTTGTTGTTCAGTCATATCATGTGCCCAATTTACTTGCTGTATTTATTACCAAATGCTTACAGCAATGGGCATGGGTTCTTGCAATCCATCTATTTCCAACAAACTGTTGTCCATGAGAGTGGCTGCTGTTCTGTCATCCCATTTGCCAATCATTTGACTCATGCGCACAATCAACAGTGTGGCACTCACCAAATCATCGTTTTCACCACTTTTGGCAGCAAAACTATCCCCTTTGCTCACAAAGTTTTTCAGCTGACTCACCAGTGGTTTGCTGTAGATCTGCATTCTGTTGCTCTCGATGAGGCTTTTGAATTTGGTTATGGCCTGGCTTTTGGTTTTGACATTGGTGTTGAATCCTCTGCGCATGCGCTGTTGAGATTGACCAGGCTCGCTCATGAGCTGACCAGGAATGTTATCCAGGCTCACTTCGTTGAGCAATTCAATTACACTTTGTCCATAACTGTTGTTTTCAAAAGTCCAGTAGAGATCTGGTTCTCCCAATTGGTCAGGCAATTTCCTGATCTCTCTATCCAAAAATTGCAAAATTTGAATCAGGGTTTTCAATTGCATGGCAACACTGCTTCTGTTGTGCATCCATTCTGCCACCTGTTGCATTTCAGGCAATTTCCATACTTGGATTGCACCAAAATCTCTGCCCACACCTGCACTGGGGTCCAAACTCACACAATATATACCGTTGGCTTGTGGTTTCATCCACCATTTTATTTCACCAGTTTTGAAGGTGCTTTCTTTGCTAACCAGACTGCTCAATACCCTGCTGTCAATGAGTGTTGTATCAGCTGTGAGGAATTTGAGCTCGTATTCTCTGGCAAATTTTTCATAACCAATCTTGGCACGTTCTTTCTTGGCCCATTCTTCGTCTCTGTCAGGATGCTGATCCCAAGTTGCCATGAATGCCTTGAAACCATTTGCACCCACACCATCTGGATCGTCATTTCCATATTCATCCTGGATTCTGTTGGCGCCATACCAAATTTGTGCAAAGGTATCTTCATCACCATTGGGCGTGCTGGTGATGATGCATTTACCACCAGTGGCCAGTGTGGGGCTGATGGCTGTCCAAAATTCTTCTGCTATTCTGGATTTTACGAAGGCCAACTCGTCACATTGATGACTCTTAATTTTATTGGCATATATAATATGATTTGTGCTATTGAAGATGTCATAGGTGTGTTGCAAGACAATCTCATCAATTGAAACAATTTCAACAAATCCGTGTTCGGTATCTAACCAATCACCTATTGCAAGTTCACTTGCCTTTGTTTCGCCGTTCTTGGTATAAAATCTATGATCATTTGTAGCAGTAATAGATAACCCGTTTTGCAAAACAAGAACTCGGGAATCTTTGTTGGCATCTTCGTTGCAGATGATGCCTTCAAAATCTTCCCACCCAAACGGAGTCAGTATCTCATAATCGCTATTTTCAAAGTAATGTTGTTGCATAATATCTCTCTAGCACAAACGCTCCGGTTGGAGGAACCTCATCTTGACTATCTTGTATAAGAATTTGCATGATTTTATCAAATTGCTCTTTGTTATCTGCTAAGTTGGTCTTACACATACTTAGCAATTGATCCAGGTCGATGCTCGATCTAGTATGTTTACTGATATTTTCTTTCCATGGCAGCAGTTGCAGATTTTCAATACTAGCGATAATCAAAGGTGACACTTTGTTTTTCCACCCTGAATAAATGCTGTATTTGTGATCAATATGATAAGCGTTTGGTTCTCCTGCTAGTCCCAATTTGATGTCAGTGTTTTCCAGCAATTGAGGTCTATTTTTGGTTGTGAGATACAAGACGACAGTTTTATATCTATAATATAGACTTCTTTCATGTGGATATAAGATAAGACCTCTTTCGGCTTTTGTTTGATTACCCTTGATAATGTTTCTGACTGCACTTTGACTATAGCCATTTCGACCAAACTGGTCAATGTTTGACATATGTGTAGCTCGTGTTCTTTGCCCAATTTTTTGGTGTATAGTTTGCCCTTGGGAATCCGGAATACTTTTTGTAACCTGCGATTTTTTGATACCGAGCTCATGTTTGGTCAAACCTGTGGCATCATCAACTACTGACAGTCCTGTTTTGATGTTGATTTTCCTTTTTTGAGAACAGCGTTGCATATGTTCGTACTGTTTCCAATAGACATTTGGATCAATGCCTAATATCTTTGAAATATAATCATTTCTTATCATACTAAGGCGCTCTCCGCTAACAGGGCATATTACAAAATCAATTCCTTCAATTGATTCCGCTGTATACAAATGCCTATTACGTTTGCGGTTGCGTATTTTAAATTGCTCAAGCTTTGTCATCATTTATTTATGACGAAAGCCACGTTATCTCACGGTTTTTTCGAAGTTCTGTTATGCAGTTCTTTCAAAGCGAGTGTTTCAATCTCGCCAGTATGCTTGTTTCGTACGGTTACTTCGGTTTCTCCGGCCAAACAATACAAGAGACTGATACTTTTGCCACGTCCGCTGTCAGGTGTTGTGGTGGTGCTTTCTATTTTGCTGCTATTGTCAAAAACAATCTTTTGCACGTTGTAGGTGGTAACACCCGGGCGCAACCAGTCTGGTAATTCTTCATAGGCAAATCTTATTCTGTCCATGATTTCTGTTGCTGATCTAAACTTGTTGGCAGCAATCAACACATTCACAGTTTCTTGAAAAATGCTGAACCACAAAATATATGCAGCACTGGTGGCAGTTTTTCCCAATTGACGGCTGCACATAGCAATCACTTGTCTGTGATTGTTGTAGGTGCTGATCATCTGTGTCTGATAATCAAACAGCTTGAATGGCACCTTGCCCTGTGTGGGATGTTGCACATACACATAATTGTTGGCAAAATAAACAGGATCTATTGCACATCTGATAAATTCAGCTTGTTGCTCTTTGGTCAATGCAATTTTTTGATGAGGTGCTTTGACTAGATTCACCTCCTGCGCCAGTAATGGATTTTTTGCCATGTTCAGTTTAAATTCAAAATTTGATCTACATTTGTGTAGCTGTTAAAACTGCGATGATTTATTCCCAGCACAATTTCCTTGATCACTGCATCCACATTGTGTTTCCAATGCCAGAGAAATTTATGGGTGCGCTGAAGTTCAGGCACCCAATCATCACATGTCCAGATAAACTCTTGTAGCAGATTATGATAATCTGGCATATAATAAATGATGTTCAGTGTTACTATTTGTTGAGTTCTGATAATCACTTTTTCAGTCCGGTAGTTTTTGTCTTTCTATTCTGCTCAGTGGACTTCTGCTGCCATCTGTTACAGCATCTTCACCAGCCAGTGGATCATGCAAAAATTCATTGCGGTTATCTGCTGTTAGAGGACTCAGTTGTCCTGCATCGTTTTCACTTTCCAGGAGGAATTGTTCATACATGTTGCGTAGATTTTCATAGCTTTTGCCTTCACGCATCTCACTGCGCAAGGGATTGCTTCCATATCTAGCACTGCTCAAACGTTCTGGTAGATCAGCTCGGCCTTTGAAGTTGTAGTCCTTGATATCAAATTCAATTTGTTCATCCGTGGCATCTTCATGGCCATAATCATATTCAGCTTGTTGCTCCATGAGAGCATAGTCTGAGGATGCTTGGCAATCACATGCTTGTTCGCATCCGCAGGGTTTTACAGATTGTGGTGCAATGGCCTGAATTAAATCCTGCGGATCGTTGGTGGTGATTGTTGTGCAACTGTTGCTGTCCACTTTCAAGCCCACATCATGATCATGATGATTTTGTGTGATATTGAGGGTGTAAACACTGTCTTGGCCGCTCAATTGCAAGAGACGCAAAAGATCCTGGGGCATGTTGGTGTTGATTGTCATGGTGCTGCCACTTCCATCCACGAGATTCTTGGCAGTAACACTTAAATTATATGTTGTGTCCATGTGTGTCATTATTTTTTGGCCTTCCCCAAATCTCTGCGAATTGGCTTGCTTTCAATACTGTTAACTTTTTTCTCACCTTTGTTGTTGCGGCTGACTTTGAAGTAACGTTTGGTATCATCATCAAAATTGCCATCGGGTCCCAAAAGGTTCAATTCCACAGGTTCTCCCATGTCAACACTTTTGTAGACTGGTTTTACTCCTGATAGATGCGCATTGAAATCTGTTGTATCTTGTTTGGGCTGTTGTTCAACGGATTGCATTTGTTCCACAGGATTCAAATCACTGGTGGTTTGGAATGTTTGTGTTTTTCTACTGCTGGCTATTTGTTGCAGCAGATTCAAAAACTTGCTGTTGTATTTGTCACCATAGGCATTATTAGTCAAAGGCTGTTCAGCATCCAAATAAAATCTATCTGTGCTCAGCAAGCTGCCCTTGTCAGTGTATCCTTCCTGTTTGGCTTTCTGGTCCAGAGTGCGCAACAATTGATTCTTGACGCTTTCCACTTCAATGGCTTCGTTGTCTGCTCTTACCACCAAAAACTTTTCAGGAAGGTTCAAAACTGCTCTCAATTCCTGTTGCAAGATGTATGCACTCATGGGCACACCAATCATAAAATCCACATAATAAACGTCAGCATTTTCAATATCACGGAATTCCAAACTGTCATCCTTGGCTGTAATCTTGTGAACTGACCCTATGTCCAGAAGATTGTAACGCTTGAGTAGACGCTCTAGATCGTCCATCTTTTGGTCATCCATGGGTACAACAGTTTTCAATCTATAACTGAAGTTCTTCTGGCTTTCATTTAGTAGTTTTTTGAAACTTGTCATTTTCTGTTCTCGTAGACGCATACTGTTATTTAGTGTTATCAATGCGCAAATTTTTGATTTGCTCCAACACTTGATTGCGATCCAATACCATCACAGATTCCTGGTGTATGGTTTCTCCTGCATCAGGATTGGTTCTATCCAATTTCAGCCTGTCCAGTTCCAATCTCAGCATCTTGAGTTTCTTTTCCATTTTGCTGTTTCTAGCATCCAGTGCAACCTTGAGCATGTTGCTGCTGGCGGTGAATATTTCTCCAGCATGTTTTACTTCCACATTCATGCCCAGCTCATGCAGGGTTTTGCCATATTCCACAGCCAATCCTGCTATTTCATCCATTTCTTCATCATGCAGTTCAAAATGATCCTGACTGTGAAAGTCCTTGGCAAGTTCCTGTGCTTGTTCCAGTGTTGTGTCTGTGAGCTCTTGCAAGCTGTCCTCCAATCTGGGCAGATCAAAAGTGTTTTCCAGTGTGTCAAATCTGCTCATGCTTTCTTTCCTTTGGTCTGGAAAATGCTGTCCTCATTGAGCATAATCATGTGATCACTCCCCATCCTTTATAGTTATCCTGTTTGCCCTGTTTAACATTGCACATACTTGCGGTTGAGAGATTATGTGTTATGCAAGCTTGTCTCATGGAAGAATGGTCAAATATCTCACCAGTAGGACTAATTATCATTACCCTCTGGGCAGTGTGTGTCAACTGTCCTGTCTGCTTTCCCTTATTCCAGGGTGACTGGCCCTTTTTTTGGCTGATATTTTGTTACATGTTTCAGCATCGCGACCCGCATTTACAATTATTTAGATTTTTTTTGATTAGCCTTTCCTACAAAGATATGATCTTCATTAAGAACTCGGAATTTCACACCATGTTTAGAGCAGAACTGGGCTGCCGCCACCCATTTTGCTGTGTTGAGGATAACAAACATTTTGTCTCTGCGACTTTTGGCAGCCTCCATACAAGTTTCTTTCTTGGGTTTGATTTCCACAAGTTCCGCTCTCTGATTGCCATTTTTATCACTATACTTGATCAAAAAATCAGGAATGTAAATTGTGCTTTTGCCTGTGAGAGGATTGGTATAGGGTATTTTCACACACTCGCTGCCCCATTGTATGACATTGGGATGCTGGTCCAGGAAATTCATCATTCTTAATTCCCAGGATGACCTCGAAAAGGGGCGCATGTTACCTATTAGTTTTTGTGGATTTTTTGGCACAAACACCTGTTGACTATACTTGCTCATGGAATTTCTCCAACAATTTTTCAAGAGTTATGTCGCATCGCATATGCTTTTGCAGATTTTGTGTTTTTGAGATAATACGCAAATTATGCCTGCTTCCTATGATTTCTGGGCTTATATTATTTACAGCCTACACTTATGCAGTTTGGTATGTTACACATAACTCCTATTCAAGGTATAAGCATCTATTAGATCCAGATGGTGAACTACTGTTGGCTTTTAAGCCAACAGCTTCCTGCTTCATTTGTGCGAATATTTATGTCACTCGCTATCCATCTGTTGGCTTAAAAGCCAACAGACTTCCGCTCGAAAGGTAAATTGTCGTTGTGTGTATTTTGCCATGTTGATCAACCACCATTATGTAGGAGGTTAACCAGTTTGATTGAGTATTTTGGTTCCCAGCAGGAGATTGTGTGTCCAGGGTGGCTGTGTGCTGCCATTGTTGATGCCAATCTGACTGTGGGCTGTGCGAAAAAAATTCACATTCTCCAACAATGCACTGCTCATTACGCCCTGATTGAACAATTGACGGGGACTTACTCCTTGTGACTTGCTGGTGACTGCTGTGATGGCACCAAATGTGTCACTGAGCTTGGAGGGAACGCCACTTTGTTGGAAAAGATTTCTGCTGTTGTTGTAGACCTGAGGATCCAATTGAAAGCTGTTGTCCAGGGGACTGTTGTTGAGATCAAACGCATCTGGTGAGATTTTGCGGCTGATGATTGCACCAGTTTGTGGATCCACAAACTGCCTCAGGCCATTCACATTGCCTACCAGCGTTTCCTGACCAAAGTTGCCCACCTGATCTTTGAGGTTGCGTGTGATCAAATCGCTCATCGGAAATTCCCCCATCTACCCAATGTTGTACTGGCCAGGCCAGTTGTGATTCTGGGAATAAATCCTCCCACTCCACTGGCTCTCACAGCACTGCTGCCCAGTCCACTCAGCACCTGTCCCACAAAAGGAATATTTCTTGCGCTGCCCAGGATGCCATCTATTGCACTTTCAAAACTGTCATTCAAATCCAAAAGGAAAGCATTCACACCACCAAAAAGATCTTCTGGTTCAAAATAATCACCACCATTCAAATTGAATTGTGTGATCAAAGCCCCATCCAAGGGCTGGGCAACAGCGGTATAGGCATATCCTTCATGTTGGATGGTCATGTCCACAGTCATGAGGTCGCTGCTGGTGGTATCCAACCCTTCCCAGCTGATGCCACTGATCTTGGGATTATACACAGTGAGTTTGGTGTATTTCTTGCCATAGAAAGTGTAGATGTCCAGTGTATCAAAGAAATTGGTATCCCAGCCTGTGGCAGGAGGACTGAATCCCCAACCGTTGCTGACACTGAAGTCGTCTTTCTTTTGAATAACAGGAGTTTTCCAACTGTCTGCACTATTTTTGGGTCTACCATCACCAAAATACCATTGGTAATAATCTCGCCAAACTCTCAAAACTCTGTCATCCACAGTGTCATGTAGGGTAATGGTGAGATCTCCATGATCAATACCTGTATGCACCAATCTTTTGCGATTGTATTGGTTGAGAGATTTGATCTGAGGAGTAGTTTTGGGCCTATCCACTTTGGCAATCTGGAAGGCAAATCCTTGTTGCCAGCTGGTGAAATCAGGATGACGGCTGAGCTTGGTACCAGCATTGAAAGTGGCATAGAACATAAACTTTTGGCGAGGCATTGCCAAAATAGCTCTGCCTGCCTTGTTGTGAACAGTAGCATATCTGCTGGGTCTCAACATGAGAGGCAGTCCTCTCAGATAGCTGCGATTGCCGCCGCTGGTACCAGATGAACCACCAAAAAGGTTGGCACCAATGGTGTTGACTGCACCCCCTGTCGTGGATGTCAAGAGGCCTGTTAATTCAACCATTGGTTACCCGTTAGCCTACTGTAACCCCAGATTTGGTCTGTGGATTCAACTCCATGAGTCCATCAGCCAATGTGGCATTATCGAATCTGATTGTCATGCTGATTGTCACAGGATCGCTGCTGGTGTAATCCAGGTCCTGATAATCTGTGCCACTGAGGAAACAACCTTCCAGTGTCCATTGTTCAAATACAGTTTCATTACCACCATCCATGATTTCCAAAATAGTAGTAAATTTGTAGTTGATGCCTGCAGCCACGCTGGTTTGTTCAAAAAAGTTCATCTGTTTTTGCAACTGATGGCCCACCAGCTTGCTCACACTGTTGGTGATATCATCACGCACAGTGAGTGTGATTTCTGCCCATTCAGGCTTGCTGGCGTAGTACATCTTGCTGTTGTAACTTTCAATAGTTACAGAACTGAATGTCACGTTGGGTCGGGTAACTGTCATCACTTGCTGTGTGAGTTCCAGTCCTCCAGCTATGGGCCCAAAATTGATCACTCGCACACGGAAACGGTGCTTGATCTTGGGCATAAATTGACCAGTTCTTGTTCCGTTAATAGGAACGCCAAACTTGGAAAGTGTCTCTACCATATAAAAGTCTCCACGAATGCTTTGTCGTTGAGTATTTATGTGGAGAGAGATAATTTGGAATGGGTGCCCAAATCAAAGATATAGACTTTCTCTATGTCAACAATTTACAATTACACATGAAAGTCAAAGTTTTCTATCATGTTTTCATACCCCCTGATATCAGAGCAGCATCATGGACCTTGTATGTGGATGAGCAGTTGGGTATGATCAAAAACAGCAAGCTATCAGACTGTGCTGGTGTGTATGTAACATTTACAATGCCCAAGTTTTGGACCGGCTTTGGCAATCTCCCCTATACCAGTGAAGCAAATCCCAATAATTTTATAAATTTTGGCGAACGAGTTCATGAATACATGAGCAGGAGGTATCCCTGGGTAACTATCTTGGAAATAAGAGATATCAATGCAAATATTTTTGAAGGATTGACTCTCAAGTATTTGCATGATGCCAGCCAAAAGGAAGATTTTCTAGCATTGTATATTCATACCAAAGGTATCACCACTGCATCTGAAACAGTGCTGGCCTGGAAACAGTTACTCAATCATTATCATATTAATCAATGGCCACAAGCAATCAGATTACTTGATGATTATCAGGTGGTGGGGATGCAGGATGCACACTCTGTGAATCATCCTATTGTTAGTGGCAATTTCTTTTGGGCACGGTCTGATTATATCAGAGGCTTGGTTGAGCCCCTGGATACCAGAACCTATACTCATGAACAGCAGTTGTGGCCTGGCAATCATGCCTATAGATATGGATTTGAACTGTGGATTTTAAGCCAAAATCCACAGGTTTATTATTGGGTTGATACTAAAATCAACCATTATGACAAATATTGTTTCTTGGAAGAGTTGCTCAAACAAAATCCCCCAAGTTAGCCTGTGCCCACTTGGCCATAGGTAATTTCAGCAATCATTTTTTGCTGACTGATGATACCTTGCAGCATCACCTGATGAGCAGTATCAATAACTTCAGTTTGGTGATCCTCTTTGACCAAGCTGATGAGATTGCCCAAAGTCTCACTAATAGATTCAATGGCTAGTCCTAGGGCAATATTTTTGCCCATGTTTGGGCTGTAATATTCCATGAGATCCACAGCATATTTGGTCATTACTCCAGCAGCCTGATACCTAGCACGGGCATAAATTACTTCTGGATCCTGATCCCAATCAATATCATCGTTGTCCATTTTTACCAACTAATAGTGTTGTTATATTCATAATATACAGTGTAATGCTGTTGTGTCAAAGATTGATTCAAGAGCAAAAAAGCGGAGTTTGATGCTCCGCTTTTTGTTTGTGGCTGTTATGGCAGTGAATCACCAGTGTTCAGCACTTGTTTATGGATAGATATTGCTATATAACTAAATAAGTTTAGGAGATACTCCCCTGCCAGTAATATGTCAATTATGCCAATCCAGTTTCAATAATCTCATATCTAGTTCACATTTGAAGACCGTTCATCAAACCACAAGTGCAAAATACAAACAAGATTTTGGTGATGATAGTTTGGCTAGCGCAGAATATAGGGCTAGACGCAGTGAACAGAACAAGGGTGAGAATAACCCCAATTTTGGAAATAAAATGTCCCAACTGTCCAAAGAAGTTATTTCACAAAAGAACACTGGCCGAATACCAGTGAACAAAGGTGTCAAGGTGACAGATCCTATTATCTTGGATAAAATCCATAAAGCTGTGGACAAGAGAGAACAACGATACAAAGAGCAAGGGATTCATCCTCGCACAGGTAGCACTGTGAATGAACAAGCAAGAAATAAAATCGGTCAAGGTGTTAATGCATATGCACAACAACATCCAGATCTTGTAAAACAACGTGCAGCCAAAGCCCAACAAACACTACGTGACAGAGGATATCTGTTTGGCAGCGGTATGAGAGGCAAAAAGCACACCCATGCAAGTCTGGAAGCTATGAGAAAGGCACGGGAAATTGCAAATCTTAAAAAGAGTTCCCAAAGCCTTGATAAATTACATCAAGCTGTCCAATTATCTGGCCTAGAATTTATTAAATTGGAAGCAAATGTCGTAACAATTAAATGCGACTCCTGTGATAATCAATTTAATTTGACTAGACAGTATTTCACACCCAGCAAACTCCGATCTGATATGTGTCCTGTATGTAGGCCGGAAAAAGTCAAAAGTGATGCTGAACTTGACCTGTTATCATATGTGCGTGAGATTTTGCCCAATCAGCTCATCATAAGTGGAGATAGGAATCAGATATCTCCGTTGGAGTTGGACATTTATATTCCTCACAAACGGTTGGCTATTGAATATTGCGGGTTATATTGGCATAGTGAATTGCAGGGTAAACACAAAATGTATCACAAACACAAGATGCAAAACTGTGAATCCCAAGGTATAAGGTTGATCACTATATTTGAAGATGAATGGATACTCAATCCAAATCTTGTGCGCAGCAGGCTGGCTGTTATATTGGGGCGTGCCATACATAAATTACATGCTCGCAAGTGCATGGTTAAACAGATTGACTGCGCTCTGGCTAGAGATTTTTGTAGAATAAATCACATACAGGGGGCAGGTAGTGCTAGTGCAGCTATAGGATTATATTATGAAGATATGCTTGTGAGTGTGGCCACATTTAGCAAGCCTAACATCAGCAAGGGCGCTAAAAAATCCCAGGTCAATCATTGGGAACTTAATCGTCTTTGTAGTTTGGCGGATCATGTTGTTAGGGGGGCAGCAAACAAGTTGTTTGCACACTTTGTCAAGACCCATGATCCAGATCAAGTGATTACTTATTGTGATTTAAGATGGAACACAGGCGATGTATATTCTCACATGGGATTTATACAACACAGTGTAGGTTTTCCCAATTACTGGTATATCCAGCTTCCTCAAATCAAGAGGATGCACAGATTCGGGTTAAGAAAAAACGCACAAGATGATCCTACCCTTACTGAATGGGAAAACCGTAAACTTCAAAGATTCAATCGAATTTGGGATTGTGGACACAGCAAATGGGTATGGAACAACAAGAATGCGGAGTAGGTTGACCTACTCCGCATCTTATACCCATTAGGTGATTAGTGGATCACCAGTGTTCAAAATTCTCAGTGGTATGTAGATGAATTCAATTGCCTTGGTGGGCTTGATATCTTAAATATCGAGCCAAATAATTATGATTATGCTTTGTTCTGCGACATAAATACGCAGAACACAAGGAACAATGCATGCAGGATTTAAAAGAATCTCTTAATTCTATACCCAAAAACAAATGGAACTCTCAAGTTAAGAGAAATTCTACATGGCTCACCTATCTCAAAGAGACTTACCCATTCACAACCAGTGTGAATGAACAGATATACCTGTTCATGCATGACCTTTCCACCAGGCCCAATTGCGCTGTGAACACATGTGATAAATCAGTCAATTGGATCAACAATAATCACTATACCCAAACCTGTTCAAGTTCCTGTGCACAGCATCTAAAAAAACAAACGGGCGAATTGACCATCATTCAAGAGAAAATCAAGGCCACTACCATGGCAAGATATGGGGTACCAAACGCCCTTCAAAATCCTGCTGTGCAGGCCAAGCGCAATCAGACATTACTGGAAAAATATGGTGCACTGGTCAGTCCTAATACAAGAGCTAGTACAGTTGCAAGATCTCAAGTTATGAATAAAAAAGGAAGGCAAACACTAGAAACCAAATATGGGGTTACCAATCCCAGCCAGATCCCTGGTGTTCATGAAAAAAAGACTGCCACCATGATGGCCAATCACGGTGTCTACCATCCCAGTCTTATCCCTCATGTGCAACAAGCTAGATTGGATAGAAGAATAAACAGGTATCAGCACCTAGTAGGAGATGTCGCCACGATTCTATCGTGGAACTCGCCATCACAATATTTGCAAGACGCATATGATGATCCCAATCCTAGGATAGAGTTTCGGTGCACCGCTTGTGATAATGTGGAACAGTTGGCCATGGAAACATTCAGATGGCGCATCCACGCATGTGGAACACCCTGCATCAAATGTAGCCAAATAAACAAAGGCAGCTTACAGGAGCGTGAACTGAGAGAGTATGTGAAATCTTTGGGAGTGGCTATGATATCCAATGACAGACAACAACTTCATCCACAGGAATTGGATATTCTGTTGCCTGACCATAATTTGGCTATTGAATATTGCGGATTATATTGGCATAGTGAACTGCATGGGAAACACAAGTCCGTGCATTTAGACAAAATGAACAAATGTTCCAGCCAAGGCATCAGATTGGTTACCATATTTGAAGATGAATGGTTGCACAAATCTCAAGTGGTCAAAGATCGTATCAGAAATATGTTGGGGCGTAATACACAAAAAATAGGTGCAAGATCACTCATCTGTGAATCCATCACATCTGCACAAGCCAACAAATTCTGTGCTGACTATCATATTCAGGGCGTGGGTAAGACAGTACATGCATATGGGTTATATCAAGATCAAGAGCTGTTGAGTGTGATGACATTCAGTGCTCTCACACCTGCCAAAGGCAGCTTGCCTCAACCCCAAGTGTGGGAACTGAATAGACTGTGTACAAGACCCAATTTAACCATATCTGGTGGAGCCAGCCGGATGTTCTGTAAATTTGTGAGAGACATAAACCCCCAACAAGTGATCAGTTATAGCGACAGACGATGGAATACCGGTCATGTATATGCACAATTGGGATTTGATAGGCACCATGATGCTCCTCCCAACTACTGGTATATAGATTTCAAAGCCATGTTGAGAATACACAGATACAATCTACGTAAAAATGCTCATGATAATCCCGATCTAACAGAATGGGAGAATCGTAAATTGCAGGGGTGGAATCGAATCTGGGACTGTGGGAATACCAAATGGATATGGAAAAACAAGAATGCGGAGTAGGGCACCCTACTCCGCATCTTATACCCATTAGGTGATTAGTGGATCACCAGTGTTCAAAATTCTCAGTGGTATGTAGATGAATTCAATTGCCTTGGTGGGCTTGATAGCAATATCAATCCACAGTTCATTTCTGTCAATGCGAGTGGGTGTGTTATTGGTTTCATCACACACCACAGCAAAGTCATACACAGCACGCAAGCTCACCATGTCACCAAAGAAGCTTTCAAAGGTGCGGGTCACTGCATCTCTTGTATACTGATCATTGGGTTCAAACAAGAATGGTTTGGCCAAATTATCCAACTGATAGTTGAGGTAGCAAACCAATCTGGCCACGTTCACTCTGTTGAGAGCACTTTCCACAGGGCTGAGGGTCTTTTGACCATACACAACCAGTCCGCGACCAGGTATAAACGCAATGGGGTTGATGTCATTTTCATACAACACATCACGTTGTCCCTGTGTCAATTGGAGTGGAATGTATTCTTGTTCAGTATTGAGGTAACCCACGCTGGTGACTGCTGTGACAATACCACGTGTGAAGCCTGCTGGAGCAAACCAAGGGTAGGCCACTTGGTCGTTGAACGCTATGGTTCTCAGTGTCATCATGCTGGGTGGCACAAAGATTTCTGTTCCATCCAGGTTGGTGGCCAGACCCCAGGGATAGTAGATGCCTGCATAACGGCTGCGAGTGATCAATCCATCTTCACCATTGCTGGCTGAATTGTTGCTGTTGTTGGCCCAAGCCTGGATGCTGGTGCCATCTGGAGCCAGTCTGGCTGGAGGATCCACTACTACAAATGCCACATCCTTTTTGTCTGTGTTCAAGGTCAGCATTTCATCAATCACCTCTGGATAACCAGGAGCACTGATTAGGTTGTAGTAGTTGGCTTCTGAACGCAGTTCCTGATTGCTGACAATTGCACCAGCCATGGCACGCACCACCATGATTCTCTGAGCCTTGCGGCCCATCAAAGGTGCACCATTTACAGCGTTGCCACTGGCTGTTACCCAACGGTCTCTCCATACACCTGTGGTGAGATAATTGGGTCTCCATTCTTTGACATTGTTGGTGCTGTAACGTGTGTTGAACAACATAAATCCATATGGATAGGCCAGTGCGCTGGGTGCATCGGGGTCCACATAATTGCTGATCAGCATATCCTGAATGTTTGTGCTGCCTGTTTGCAGCCCATCATCATTGGGTCTAGCGTCAGCAAACAAAATACCCTTGCTGCTGGTTTGATCGGTGTTGTCCACTGGTTCCCAAACCACATTCAAACTGTCATATCTATACAGTTTGGGATAATTTTCCATGTCACTGGTGTCTATCCACAAATCGTTGTCAGCAAGTGGTGTTGAGCCATCGCTTTGATAACTGGGTTCTGTGGCACTGAGTATCACCCCATTGGGGTTGGTGTTGGAATACATGTTCCGATAACCCATCCACTGAGTTCCATCACTCACCATCACATCCACTTGTAGGTCCTGATTAAACCACAATGTGCCTTGTGTGGGCTCACCCAGTGGTTCCGTCAACCTCTGATAGTAGGGAACTGTTATGCCATTCACTGTGTAATCTTCACATGCAATCCAGGCGCTGCCATTCCAAATTTTCACTTGGAAAGTTGCATTTACTGGGCTGGCCAGCAATATATTATATTGCACATACAGGCTGCCCAGGGTTCGTTGACTGCCCAGTGCTTGAGTGGCACTGGCATCATTCAAGTATAGTGGAGCAGATTTAAGCTGCCATTGATCCAACCCACTGTTGTATCTCTTGGCTGCCCAGAAGCTGCCGCGATTGGCAGCAACCAAATTTACCCAAATATTGCCAGCAGCTATTTGACTGGGAGTTCTGGGTTGAGGATTATCCACACTGTAGCTTGCATATACCAGTGAGTTACCATAGGTGTCTCCAGTATCAATATTGGCCCATTCTAGGGGAAGTTGTGTTGTT